GCTCAGCAGGGTCAGCCGCCCTGAGATCATCGAGAACAACATCACGTTCGGTCAGGGACTACAGCAGTTCCGTATCGCACCGGGCTACCGTCGCTTTCGGCGTGGACGCTTCATAGTCCGCGTATAAACAGGAGAAAACCAATGCCGAGTATCGCAGAAACCGTGGTCGCAGAGATGGCCGCACCCGCACAGGATCAGATTTCTGATCCCACAGAGTCAATCGAAGCCACCGAGGCTCCCGGTGAAGAGGTCGAGGTCGATGAGACTACCGACAAGGGAACCAAGACCAGCAAGCTGTCGTGGGCCGACGCCATGGACCGGGTTCCCCCGGACATTGCCAAGCTGATGAAGGGGATGCAGGCAGACTACACCCGCAAGACTCAGGAGTTGTCCTCCCAGCGCAAGGATATGCACCGAGAGCGTGAAGCACTCATCCGGGGCACCAGCAAGCTCAAGGCACCGGAGGAACTGCCCGACTACGACCCCTTCAACGAGCAGTCCATCGCTGCCCGTATCGAGGCTGAGGTCGCCAAGCGTCTCCGTGAGGTGCTTGACCCCATGGAGCAGGAATACCACTCCATGAAGGCAGAAGACTCCTACAAGAGCTTTCTGTCTGAGCACCCTGACCTTGAGAACAACGAAGCTCTCAGAGGTAGCGTGCAGGAGCTTCTGGAGGCGAACCAGAGCCTTGACCTTGAGACTGCCTACTACGCCGTCAAGGGACGCATGAAGACCTCCCAGCGCGCACAGGAGGAGCAGACGCGAGCAGCACGCAAGAAGGCAGAGCGTGAGGCAGCGTTCAAGGGCACCGGACTGAGCCGACGACCGGGCCGAGCAGCCAAGCCCGGTAAGTCTGACCTCAAGAAGATGAGCGCCGCTGATATCTACCGTCTTGCCCAGAGCATGAATCGTAACTCTTGACGGTAGTTTTGGGCTGGGGTAGAGTCTCCGTGAGTGGGATACCCGCAAGGCTCCTGCCAAAACATGGCACTCCGGTTTGGAACACGCCCCGAGAAAGTGATTCCAAACCCCCTATAGGAGTGCCTTGTCATGGCTACCCCTTCTATTCTGAGCACCACGCTCCAGCTTCTCCGCGATAAGCTCGTTGATAACTCCTATCTGGCCCATCCGTTGATTCGGGCAATCGAGGAGCACGGCAACCTCATTAAAGTCAGCGGTGGCTCCCGAGTCGAGCAGCCGGTCATCTTCGGAGATCACTCTACGATCACCGAACTGAGCAACGGTTTCGAGCCTGTCTCGATGGCTGTGACCGACCCCTTCAACTTCGCCAAGTACGAGTATGCCAACTTCACCCAGCCCATCGTGCTGTCAGCCGTCGAAAAGGCAGCTAACAAGGGCGATTTGGCAGTGGTGTCCATCCTCGAAAGCAAGATGCGCAACGTGATGTTGTCGCTCAAGAAAGAGGTCTCCCGAGCCATCATCAAGGGTGACTCTCCGGTCCTGACCCAGATGCAGACCCTCAACGGCATGGGCACCGCTACCGTCGCCGCCAACACGACTGGCTGGTTCGAGGCTGGAGCCTTCAGCACCCAGACCAACACCGTCGGTGGTCTGAGCAAGGCGACCTTCGCGGCGTCCAACTGGCAGAATCAGGTCTTCAACTCGGCAGCGACTCTCGCTCTGAGCCACCTCGACCAGTTGTTCATCGACTGTCAGACCCGCAACCCTGCTGGCGACTTTCCGGACATTCTCCTGATGTCTCCCGCCTGCTACGCTGCCTTCATGGCGCTCCAGCAGTCCAGCGTTCGCTACACCTCCAGCAGCGACCGGGACAGCCTGGACCGCGATATGGTAGGTTCGTGGCGGGGTGCACGCATTTACATCGAGCCTCAGCTTGGATTTGCAAATGCTGGTGGCGTCCCGGTCAGCGCATATGCGCTTTCTTCCTCGCAATTCCAGCTTTACGCCGACGTTGACGGGTTCTTCAACGTCAGCGATATGCTTCCCGTGCCTGGGACTGCGACCGAGGCCAGCATGGTCTTCAACCGTATGCAGCTTTGCACCGGGCATCTCGCCTCGCATGGCGTCCTTCTCAACGCGGAGGCGTAAGAAAATGGCTACTTCAACTCTCATTCAGTTCCTTGAGGCCGGTGAGGCTGGTGATACCAGCAACCGTCGTCAGACCGAGACGTTCCTCGCCAACGGTGCCATCACCAAGGGCGACTGGGTTCAGGTGGACACCACCAAGACCGGCGCGGACCGCACGCTGTTCGTCGTTGAGGCAGGCGGCAACGCCACCGGCAACGGCCTCGTCGTCGGTGTCGCTACCCAGACCGTCATCGCTGGTGATCGCGTCAAGGTCGTCGTTCAGGGCTACGTGGAGGGGGCTTCGGTCGCCAACGCTGTCGCTGGTGCGGCGGTTCCCCTCGTCGTGGACGCCACCGCTGCTGGTCAGGCTGTCGCTATCGCGGCTGGCGACCTCGCTCCTCCGTGCGGCATCTCGCTGGAGGCTGCTGCCGGTAACCTGTGCGACGTGATGGTCTACAAGAACTTCTAAGGCCACCACGCCTGCCCTCAGAGACTCGACAGACGGCGCTCTCCTGTGCCCCTGTCGTGACCCTCTGAGGGCTTACTTTTTACTGAAAAGTGAGGGTCACTTGAACCTGCTCGACCTACTCAACTTCTGCGGAAACCTCCTCGACTACGATCCGGTCAATGAGACATACCGCGAGCAGCTTGTGGCCCTCCTCAACGACGCTCAGATGAGGGTCATCACCTCTAAGCACTGGTCGTTCGCCCAGCGTGAGCGGAACCTTGCGGTCTATGCCGACGTTCCGTTGACGCTCAACTTCACCAATGGCTCCGATACCGTCACCTCTGGCACTCCGGTCTTCACCTTCGTCGCGGACCTTGTGAAGCCGGGGTCGGATATGGAGCTTGCCGAGATCGTAGTCAGCCGCGTGAGCGGAACCGTCACCGTCGAGGACGTGTACCAGATTCGGTATGTAAGCAGCCCGACACAGGTTTACCTCGACCGCAAGTTTACCGCGCCGACGGCACCCTATGAGGTCAAGCTCAGGCGGCGGGAGGTCTACCTCCCCTCTGACGCGACGAACGTGATGAGTGTGCTTGACCCCTCTGTCGGGATTCCCCGCCCCAGCGCTTTCTTGAGCAAGTTTGAGCGGGACGACATTGCCCTCGACCCTGACCTTGAGGGTGTGGTCGAGGCTTACCTGCCCAGCCAGAGCATCAACATCCCGGCCCCACAGGTTCCCAAGGGCGTCACCGTCGTCGGAGCAGCAGCAGGACAGGGCACTCGGACCATCAACGTCTACATGGTCAATGTGCGCGGTCCACGGAGTCAGGCATACCCGAGCTACCGGCGCGACGTGTCGAACGGGTTTGAGTCGTCCTTCAGCAAGGTGGAGTCATTCACCCTGACGGACACCCAGACGCTCCGCTTCACACCTGAGACTCTGGAGCAAGGCACCGGCCTGTACCGTCGCTACTACATCACCTGTGATGAGGCGGGGATCCTCGCGCCAGTCAGAGTCAGGAACGCCGACGACGAAGGCGCACTCCCCGACGTAGGTACAGACACCGTGCCACCACAGGGGGGCCTCACGCTTGCCCCTGACCTCAGCCTGCCGACCCTGACGAGCCAGCCGTTCCACAGCAGGTCTGTCCGGTACTTCTTCGGCAACAGTGCCGCCTACAGAGCGATCCAGTTGTATCCCCACCCTGCTGCCGACCAGCAGCTTACCGTCCGCACGATGGTCGCCCCGGAGCGTATGCAGGAGGACCAAGACAGTCCGCTCATCCCCGCCGACTACGCGCAAGTGATTGCGTATGCTGCACTGGAGGCGCTGACCCTCAAGGTGGACAACCCCGCTCTCGCTCAGGTCTACGAGCGCAAGATGACCTTGATGGTCCGGGGTATGGGTGCCCGATACCTCGCTGAAGTCCCGCGCCGTATCGTCCGGGGTGTACCGACCGGGGGCTATCGGTACGGGATAAATCCTTTCGGTCCACTGAAGTTCAGTTAGGGAGCCGACAATGAAGCAGGAAATCTACGAGGTACCGACAGCGGGTGGCCTTGAAACCCGTCTGCCTCAGACCCCTGAGAACGCCTCTGTCGCGGAGAACCTGAAGCACGACCGCAAGACGGGAGGCTGGTCAACCCGCCTCGGCTACGAGAAATACTTTCCATACGAGACAGACTGGTCGCCGTTCGACTCCGCGATGTCGGGGAACATTGCCCTCGGTCCCATCTACAGTCTCCACGTCGCCCAAATGCTTGCCGGTGGCGCACGCCAGCACACACTGTTTGAGGCTGACGGTTCACTGTTCCTGCTCTACGAAGCCTCTGGTGTGCCCACAACGCTCCTGACGCTCGCCACAGGCCGACACGTCCCGACGACCACTGAAGCCGCCTCTTGGTACACTGACACGCCTTACGGCACAGTCATCACCAACGGAGTCAACCGTCCGGTGCTGGTCAACCCATGGCCTCTGGGTCAGGCACCTCCGACACAGACCTACGCTCAGTCGATGATTGGGACAGCCATCAGGGACTTCGGCTTCACTTCGCCGCCTCCCCCGGTAGACCCACACCGCAATGTCGCTCTTGAGGCAGGCTCCCCCATCACCTCACCAAACCCGACGAAGACCGGTGGCGGGGCGACGACGATCTACACGTTCTCCGACAGTCGAGCCATTGCAGACGGGGCACGCTGGGGTCTGGGGTTTGAGAAGAACACAGAGGCCGTGTTCGCCAAGGAGGCTCTGTTCGGCTGGGCTGTCAGCTTCATCACGGACACCGGCTCAGAAGGTCCGAAGTCCACACTGGCGACGACCTCATGGCAGCTACCTCCCGACGCACAGGGATTCCGACACGCTGTAGCTCTGGACATTCCTCTCGGGCCAGAGGGCACGGTAGCGCGCCGTCTGTACCGGACGACAAACTTCAGCGACGACTACACCAGCGTCGGTGACACCACGCTCTACTTCATTGACGACGTTCGCAACAACGTGGACGAACTGTTCATCGACTGTGTGAGGACAGCCGCTCTCGGTGCAGCATCCCCAATCATCCCGACTGGACCTCTCCCGGCACCACAGGCCCGCTTCAGCGCGATGTTCCAGAACTGCTTGTTCCTCGACGGCGGGATCGTGGACAGCCGGAACATTTACTACAGCGCACCGGGCCTCATCGAGCAGTTTGACTCTGCCAGCTTCTTCACGCTGTCGGCAGAGGGCGGCGGCATCACCGCGATGTACAGCAACTACACGACCCTCATCGTGTTCCGCGAGCGGTCCATCGACGTTGTGACCGGAGACTACGCCTCGGGCTTCAAGGTCAACACCATCGCGAACGGCATCACCTGTCAGTCTCCCCACTCGGTACAGAGCATCCCCGGTCTGGGTCTGGTGTTCCTTGCCCTCGACGGCCTCTACGCGCTCACCGGAGGTCTACAGGGCGGGGCCATCAACGACATTGTGAAGCTGACGGGCAACCAAGACCAGACCATCGAGCGCATCACCCCGGACTGCTTCTCCAAGGCAGTGTCCTGCTACTCGGCACTGCACCGGGAATACCACCTCTACGTGCCCTACGACGGCAACGACCGACCGAACAAGGGCTTCGTGCTCCACGCCGACCGACTCGGACAAGGAAACCTGTCGGCCCTGTCCACCCGAGAGGGATTCCCGGTCGGAGCCATTGCGACCAGAGCAGACGGCACCATCATCTTCGGTCACAACACCGGGACCGAGGGTGTGCCCGTCGTGACCAACGTGCCCAACAGAGGGCTGTTTGTCATCTCAGGCAAGCGGTCCATGGGCTACGGCTTCGCTGCCGACGCGCTCTACCCTCTCGGCCCTCCGACGAGCCGCTACCGCTCAGCGTGGTTCGACTTCGGTGACGCTCAAATCAAGAAGCAGGTCAGCTACGTCACGCTCTGGGTGCTCACGACCGGTCAGCCGACCATCACCATGAGGCACTACAAGGACTTCTCGCTCCGGGGAGTCAGTGAGCGGACCTACGTGATGCAGCCTCCTGACCAGAAAGACCTCCCCGTCTTCGACACAGTGATCCTCGACAACAAGGGCATCTACGAAGACCACAGGCTTGTCCCGGTCCGATACTCCATCGCTCAGCAGTCCTGCTCTTGGTTCTCGTTTGAGATTGAGACGACCGACGACCTCATATTCATCGGCTACGAACTGGAATACACGACGAAGGGCACTCGCGTCGTCATGGGGAAACGCGCATGAAGAAGTGGACACAGCGCGAGTTGAGGACGGGTGGTGTTGTCGAGCCTTCTGCCATCAACGACGAGCTACGGGCACAGCAGTCCTCGATGACCACGCTTGACCGTGAGCAGTTCGATAAGGACTGGGTGGAGGACACCGACCTCAAGGACAACGCCATCTTGACCGCGACGGTCGCGCCCATCTACCCGGCAGCGTCCTACGGTGAGCAGAGCCTCCAGACCGGTACAGGCGACGTGCCCGTCCACAGCTTCACCGGGATCACCGCGAAGATTGACCCCGGCTCATGGTTCGACCTGTCCTCCACAGCGGCAATCACGCTTGCGGGCTTCAGAGGTGGGAACCTGTTTGTCGAGTGGAGCGGCAATGCCTACGTGTTCCCCACCTTCTCGGACACGGCGAACCTTGAGTTTCCAATGAATCCCAAGTACCTCAACCTGAGAATCTTGGTGAACAACACCCTGCTTGCAGAGCGACGGGGGCCTGCCCTCCATGAGCACTTCAGAATCTTCGGCTCGATGAACTTTCCACCCGGTGACCTCAGCGTCAGGCTGCAAGCCAAGATGACCACAGTGGGACCGGACGACCCGCTGGAGAACACCACGCCGAAGGACATTCCGCAGGTCCACCTCTACAGCAACAAGTACCTCGCCATTGGACGGTTCCGCTAATGTCCAGAATCAACAGACCTCCGGTGCTCGATGGCGAGGGTATCGAGGCGACTCCGCTCAACAACCGGTACGCCGACTTCACCCAGAACGACATTAACGAGTTTAATACTCGCGATGCAGCCATCGACCT